GCTCATACTAAACAAGCTAAAATGTTGAAAGGAGCTATAAATGGCGGATCCAAAAAAAGGAACGGGAAAAAAGCCTAAAGGTTCTGGTAGAAGACTCTACACAGACGAAAATCCTAAAGATACTGTTAGAATAAAATTTGCAACACCATCAGATGCGAGAGCAACTGTTGCAAAAGTCAAACGTGTAAACAAACCGTTTGCAAGGAAAATACAAATACTAACTGTAATGGAGCAACGAGCTAAAGTGATGGGAAAGAGTCAAGTTGCTTCTATTGCTAAAAGAGGAAAGGAAGCTATAAGAAGAAATGAAAAGGGCAATACTAAAAGCACTAGAGGATAAGTATAACGCACAGATATCTGAAGCTGATGCAACGATACATATTTACTTAAATAATTCTGTTGGTATAGGTGAGCATCCTCAACATATTGAAGAAGTAGATAAACAAGTAACTAAAATATCTGAAGCTGAAGAAAAATTAAAAATACTACAGGAGTTTAAAATATAATGTTACCTGATGAAACAATAGTAATATCTAAAATACAAAAATATCTAAAAGAACAATATCAAAATATTGGAGACAACATGATAGGTGGTGGGGTTGACAATATGGAAAAATACAAATATATGATGGGACAGGCACATGCCTACCTAAAAGTATCACAGGAAATCTCTAACCTGCTAAAACCAAAGGAGCAAAAAAAAGATGAAACAATCGCAGTCAACACAAACGTCTTCCAATTCGGAAAACCCAAAGACTAAATCAGCTTTACTAGATAAGTATCAAGAAGATCATAAAAAAGAAGTTGATGGATATGAACGTTTAAAAACAAAAGAATCAAATAAATTACCAAAACCAACTGGATGGAGAATGGTTGTTCTACCATTTAAAATGGCAGAAAAAACTAGAGGTGGATTATATCTTGGACAAGAAACTTTAGAAAGACAACAGGTGGGTTCTACTTGTGGTCTTGTTCTTGCTATGGGCCCACATTGTTATGACAAAGAAAAATTTCCAGAAGGAGCTTGGTGTAAAAAAGGTGACTGGGTTATTTTTGCAAGATATGCCGGATCCAGAATTCAAATAGACGGTGGGGAAGTAAGATTGCTAAATGATGATGAAGTTTTAGCAACCATCGATAATCCCGAAGATATACTTCATCAATACTAAACATAGAAGGAGCACACTATGCAAGAAGAAGAAAAGAAAACAGTTGATATCGACACATCTGGTCCTGATGTAGATATTGAACTGCCAGAAGAAAAAACAGAAGAGGTTGCAGAACAACCAACGGAGGACAAGACATATGAAAATGAACGTGAAACAAAACTTGAAGATAATAATACATCTGAGAAATCTGATGAGCAATCTGCTGTTCACGATAACAAGAAAGAAGAGAAAGACGAATTAAAAGACTATTCTGAATCAGTTCAAAGAAGAATAGCAAAGCTAACTAAAAAGTGGAGAGAAGCAGAGAGACAAAAAGACGAAGCATTAACTTACGCTGAAAAAATGATTAAGGCTAAGAAAGATGCTGAAGACAAAGTCTCGAAACTGGAACCAGGATTTATGAAGTCTACTGAAGACTCTATTACATCTGGTTTAGCCGCCGCTAAAGCTGAACTAGCAAAAGCTAGAGAAGCTGGAGATATTAATGCTGAAGTAGAAGCTCAAGCAAAAATATCTGAGTTAGGTTATAAACAAGCAAGATTCTTAGAGACAAAAGCTCAACAAGAAGAATTTGCTAAAAATAAACAAGAGGTTAAAACCCCTGAAATTAATTTAGAAAGACAACCTGCAGCGCAAGGAACTCCTGATCCTAAAGCTGAATCATGGGCAGCTAAAAATACATGGTTTGGTCAAGATACAGCAATGACTTATACTGCATTTGATCTTCATAAAAAATTAACTGAAGATGAAGGTTTTGACCCATCAAGTGATGAATATTATGCTGAGATTGACAAAAGAATTAGGGTTGAATTTCCGCATAAATTTGGTACAAATGAACCTACGGAAACGACTAAACCCGTGCAGACAGTAGCATCAGCTAAAAGAAGCACTAAATCAGGTCGCAAAACTGTAAGACTCACACCTTCACAGGTAGCAATTGCTAAAAAATTAGGTGTGCCACTTGAAGAATATGCGAAACAATTAAATATCACGAAGGAGGCTTAAGCATATGGAAAATGAAGATAATAGAACCTCGCGTGCGAGTCAAACTAGAGAAAAAACAGCTCGAAAAAAAGTTTGGACTCCACCATCAAGTTTAGATGCACCCCCTGCACCGACAGGATTTCAACATAGATGGATAAGAGTTGAATCTATGGGATTTCAAGACACTAAGAATGTCGCTGGAAGACTAAGATCGGGATACGAATTAGTGAGAGCTGATGAATATCCAGACTCAGATTATCCGATTGTAGAAGACGGTAAATATAAGGGAGTGATCGGAGTTGGTGGCCTTGTGCTGGCAAGGGTACCGGAAGAGATCGCAAAATCTCGACAAGAGTATTATACCGACATGCATGACGAAAAAGTCAAAGCTGTCGATAACGATCTTATGAAGGAACAGCACCCAGACATGCCTATCAATATTGAAAGGCAGTCTCGTGTAACCTTCGGTGGCTCAAAGAAGTCTTAAAAGAATTCTTAACCACTAGAAGATAAACTAACAAATGTCTAAGGAGGACAACTAATATGGCAAATAAAGACGCTGCGTTCGGTTTAAAACCGATCGGAAAAGTTGGTCAGAATAGAGACAATCAAGGTTTATCTGAATATAGTATTGCAGCATCTGCAACTGCTATCTACTTTCAAGATCCAGTTAAGGCATTAAACACTGGAACAATTGGAGTAGCTGCAGCAGGTGACGTACTACTTGGTTCTTTAAACGGAGTGTTTTATACTGACGCAACTACAAGTAAACCTACATGGGCAAACAATCTGAAAGGCTCTAATACAGCTACAGATATTGTTGGCTTTGTAGCGGATGACCCGTACGAAAGATTCGAAATCCAATCTGATAACACACTTGCTTCTGCGCAAACTGATGTTTTCATGGATTACGACATCGTGTACACTGCAGGAGATTCAGCTAACTACGTATCAAAAGTAGAATTAGATGATTCAACTGCTGATGCATCTACTGGTCAGTTAAAAGTAATAGGAGTTTCAAAAGATCCTGACAATAATGATTTAGGTTCATCGAACGTAAATTTCGTTGTCAATATCAATGAACACTTCTTGAAACAAATAGCCGGAGTATAAGGAGGATAATTATGGCGATATCTAGAGGACAACTAGTTAAAGAACTAGAGCCAGGTTTGAATGCTTTATTCGGTCTGGAATATAAACGTTATGAGAATCAGCACGCTGAAATATACACTACTGAATCTTCAGACAGAGCGTTTGAAGAAGAAGTTATGTTATCAGGTTTTGCTCAAGCTCAAGTTAAAGCAGAAGGTTCTGGAGTTACATTCGATAATGCTCAAGAAACTTACACTGCTAGATACACTCACGAGACAATTGCTCTTGGGTTTGCTATCACTGAAGAAGCTATTGAGGACAACTTGTATGACAGACTTGCTAGTAGATATACAAAAGCATTGGCTAGATCTATGGCGAACACTAAACAAGTTAAAGCTGTTAATCCATTAATCAATGGATTCGGTTCATTCACTTCAGGTGATGGTTCTGCATTATTTGCAACTAATCACCCAACAATTGCTGGAACTGTGTCAAACACATTAGCTACAGCAGCTGACTTGAATGAAACTTCATTAGAGCAATCATTAATCGACATTGCTGCAATGACTGACGAAAGAGGTCTAAAAATTGCTGCAAGAGGAGTTAAAATGATTATTCCTAGTGAGCTTCAATTTACTGCTGAGAGATTAATGAAATCTCAAGGTAGAGTTGGAACAGCTGATAATGATATTAACGCAATCGTTTCTATGGGAATGGTTCCTCAAGGTTACAGAGTGAACAATTTCTTAACTGATCCAGATGCGTTCTACATCATTACTGATGTACCTAATGGAATGAAATACTTCGAAAGAGCAGCTATCAAAACTGCTATGGAAGGTGATTTCGATACTGGTAACGCTAGATACAAAGCTAGAGAAAGATACTCATTTGGTGTATCTGACTATAGAGGTATCTTTGCATCACCAGGTGCATAATACTTAATATTTTGTGGCGGGACACTGTCTCGCCACATTATAATAATAGAAAGAGAAACCATGAAAAAATTTATAGTCACAATAAACGCTTACGACCATTACTCAAAATTTGAAGTTTCATCTGAAGATAATCCAGTTTCACTCGAACAAGCTATACTTGACAAGTTAGGACAAAATGATATAGTTTGGGAGTATACGGGAGATATGTATGATTCCCGTAAACACAGAATAACCTATGAGGAGGTTATAAATGGACAACCACATCCAGGAGCTTTACCAACAGAAAAAAGCTCTAGACAAGAAGTGGGAGCAGGAACATAAGAGTAAAGGAAGATATACTCTTGATATGGTTAGAATCGACCACAAAGTTAGAGAGTTGATAAACCATATAAAAATGGCTGAAGCAAAAGCTGCACATAATTCTGCCCCAGAAGTTTCTGTAGCTACTTAATAAAAAGCTACATCGTTGGAAAATTCCACTCCGCACTACAGGCTCTCTTGC